TTACAATCTGTGTACAACTACGACTTGGTGTTTATCTAATTCTCTAATGTTGCGCCCTATAACTTCAGCGAACATATTTACAATTTCTTTTTCCACATTCGGGCCAACATTCTGGTTAGCAGCGACTACACGCTTAGATGTGCCACGCTTCACGACTTTTTTTCGTTTACGGCCCTTGGCGTCTGGCATACGACGCTTGCCAAAACGACCTAAATTATTAGCGATCATCTTTGTGGCTTGGTCAGAATCTGTGATTCCGTATTCAATTTTGATTTCACCCATCACATTACTTTTAATAAACTTAAATGCCTTGAGCATCTGGCCAGTGAGCGTCAAGTTGGGTGGGGAGACTTTAGATGATATCTGGCCAGCATACTCACCACCAGATTTCTCTTTCGCATACTTTGGCGTATATGCATTAAATGTTTGACCATGAGCATCAATACCCTTCAAAATCTGCTTCTTATGCGCCATAGCAAGATTAGATCCGCCAATACGCGCATCGTTCTGCTTAAACTTTAGAAGTTTGTTAAGATTGAGAAAGTTTACGTTTTTCATAGTACTGTTGTATGGTCTGTGGACGCTTGTATCGCTTTGCTTTTTTTAGCTCTTTAATGCGCCGCTTTGCTTCATTTCTGTGGTCTACTAATATCTTGTCAGGTGACATTTTCTGCCAATGATGTCGGCAGCGGGGGCCACCACGATCAACAAATGCACCCGGAAAACGTGAATCTATTTGCGCCTTGGTGTAGGGCATGCCGGCAAGGATCTCGCGACATAAGGGACGTGTGCGCTCATCCATGGGGCCGATATAGAAATACTTCATACTCTCCGGCTGATTCGCAGACATAACATGCGATACGGATTGCTGGTAATCAGCCAGCGCTGTTTCTGTGATTAACTTTATGGAATTATCGCTGGTAACTACATGACGCTGAATTGCGCTTTTGATTTCATCTCTGGTGGAACCAGCTATAACACCCTTAGAGATCTCATTGCGAACCGTGCTGCCAACATGGCCCGTATACTGGACTATTGTGGAGCGTTGGACATTCTGTAAAGCCAAGAGTTCTGCTTCGGTCGCAGCCCCAGAAAACGGCATATCATCAAGAATATCTTCAGTTGCAGCGATGTAGGCGTTGATGCCGGTAGACATACCCAGATCTTCAATAACGTAGGTCGTAACGTCCAGCGAAGCGAGAATAGCAAGTATCTCCAGTGGCGATAAGCCTTGGTTTTCCATTTCTTCAATATCATTTAAAAACTCGTCTGTTGAATTGTCCAGACTGTCGATGTATGATGCAGCTGCGTCATCAATGCCGGGCATTGCTAACTCTGTAATCTATTAAGCAGTCTATTTACCGGCTCACGCTCATTCTGGATAGAGCGGAATTCATCTAATTGCGATTGGTTATAATCTACGTTTGTAGCTTTAAAATAATCTTCAGGGGTAGCTAAATTGTTGTCAAAGCGCCATTGCCAATACTGGATCTCATCCTGTACAGTCATAATCTGGTTATCCGGCTCCACAAAATCCACGCTATAATCTGGATTTAACCTAGTGCCGGTCTGCACTTCAATAATTCTACGATCTATATCAAATCTATCTTTCTCAAATGGCCGCCAAGTATCTTCCAAGCTGGCTGCGCGCTCATCCGTTAATTCAATATCCTGTAACTTCAAACTGGCTGCACTGGGACTGTTGCCCTTTGCATCCAAAAACTTTACCCGGATATGATTGTTCTGGAGAGTTGCTTCTGTCATAAAGCGTAAACTTTGAATAATCTGGTTCAGATCTGCGCTGGGGCCTGTGACACCCAGTTGGCTGTTTTCGGGTAAATATAAAATTTTGTCCACGCCCATTTCGACCCGTGATTCATTATCAATATTGTTGATCCACTTGATTCCAATTGCACCTAGCCTGAGACAAAGAGCAACCTCCGTCATACCAACTGATAATGAGAGATCCGCGCGCACTACGTCGCTGGCATCTGCCGTAAACCAATCACGGCATGGATTCTCACGGTGAACAAAAACCACCGGCATACGTCCATATGGATTAATGTCGCCATCGTTTAGCGATGTAATCTTGCCACCAGTATCAATCAAATAATGCTGGCCTGAGCCGGGACGGTCTTCCGTCCAAACCGCATACGTTAATTCGTGAGTGCGCTGATTTCCGTGATACTGTATTGGATACATAACTCCAAACGGCTCCGGGTCACCAGACTCAAGAAACAACGGCTCAAAGAACGGCAGCACCTCATGCTCAACACGCTGATTGCGCTCACTCCAACGGCAATGATATGCCATCGTGCCTAGTAAGAATGTCAAGCGCTCCAACTGACGGCGCGTGGCATTAAGGCCAGCCATATTTACTAAATCTTCATACTTAGCATCCACAAAAGCACGAGGGGGGCGCTTGTACGAAAGCCCACGGAGCGCTGCTACTCTTCTGGTCAAATTCTGCGTAAAAAGCGGAACTTGTCGCAAACTCTCCGTGCCAAAATACTTTTCTACATACTGGTCTGAGTAACCTTCATAGAAGTCCAGTAAGTACTCTCTATGACGATTGCGCTCGTTCTCAAAAGCTGAGAGCGAATCGGTTAAACTGTTTACTACTACTTCTTGCGCGAGATTCGGGATTAGCATCTATGTTATTGTGTGATAGGTGACATCTACCATGTGAGCATTCCAGCCTTGCGACTCTTGATAGGATGATAGTTAACTAAAAAGTAGCGCAGCATATCGCAACAATGATCAAATCGACCATCTTTTAACGGCTCCTCGCGTACCCGCTGATCTGCCTTGATCTCCGGGTAACGGTAGTTCTCGTAACTCTGGATGGATACTTCGCACCTTGGATTAATGAAAAAACTTGTCTCACCCTGCGCATCCTCGAACCAGCGCCGGACATGTGCTACGCCGGAAACTATGTTTCTGGAGATACTGTCTCGCCTGACATCCACGCGCAGACCGTGCTTCCGAAAAACTTCTATATCCGAAATTCCACTCTGCAAATTAGTACCAGCGCCAGCAGGGTCACCCCATATACGCACAAAGTTGTAGGGCATCGCATTGATGCGATTGGCTAACTCAGATGTTTTGGTGTCTTCCAAGCAGATCTCATCTATCTGGTAGATGGTAGGTAAGCCAGATTTACGCAGCTTTGTTTGGAATACTCCAAAGGCGGATCTACGATAGCCCCAATCAATGGCTCCGTAAACCGGCAGGGAGGGGTCGTAGACGACGCTTGCGTCCACTTGCTTGTGGTAATCAAAATTGTATACTCGTCCTGAGAACGATTGGAAGCTGGCTTCGATTTCTTGGAGATAGGTTTCACGGGTCATTGTCCTTTTGAGTTCTTCCACGTCGTCTTTGAAATACGGCGAGGATGTTGATGGGAATGTCCAACTCTCCCACTCTGGAAAGCTGTCATCCTGACCACGCTTATTTACAATCTCTTCCCAGAAATTGAATCCGCGCGGGGTGGAACAGAAGAGTACCCAGCCCTGCCTGTCCGCAAGAGTAGGGCGCAAGTACATTTCGTATGTGCTACGAGCAATTAAAGCCATTTCGTCAATGATAAGATAGTCGACACCAAATATTCTGATTGACCTTCCGGTCAACCATCCCCTATGAGGCTATCTGTGGAGTCCGCTGACTTCACTACCAGCTCTGAGTTCAGGCCCGCGAGGCGTAATAAGTAGAGATCTCCGCTGATTTCTTTCTTTGCGGTTACTGGTAGCTTGAGATCTACTAAAACCATGCGCTTAACCTCTCTGGCCACTTTCTGTGCCAATGAATAATTGGGCGCAACGATCCAGCCGCGAGTGTTGGGGGTTAAGAGCCACGGCATGACTTCATGCGCAGCTAAGAAAGATTTACCGGCCCTACGGCCGAAGTTTACACAGCGATAACGCGCACGGGATTCATGCACTAGCCTCTGTTGTGGTGTCGGGTGATACCCCAAGAGATTCCAGAGCTTCTGCCTGTTCATTATTTGCTTGATCAAGTGGATTGTCCTCAAAGCCGCACTCTTTTAAGAGCGCTTCTAGGTTACCAGTTAAGTCAACGGCTGTTTTGTCGCTCATACCAAGAAAATTCTTACAGAGGAAGATGGTGCAGGCGGTGTTCTTCTCGACCAAAGACATTTTCAAAATGTTCTGGCGTAATTTCAATTTTACGTCCTCCAAACCAGCTTCATATTCACCGCGGAAACGCTTGCGGATTACTGACTCAGATACTTGGAAGTATTTTGCAATGTCGATGATTGTGCAACCAAAACCCGCGAGCATGCGGACTTGGTCACTGTCTATGTCTGTACGTTTGTTATGTGGTGTTGCCATACTTATACCTCAGATGGTGACATGATGACCTTTGCGCACTTTTTTAATGCTCTGGCCCAGTAGACTCTTGCGCTGCTGCGGCTGATCTCCAGCGCTAGGGCGATGTGCGTGCATTCATGGCCTTGGAGCTTCATTTCGAAGACTTGTTTCTCGCGCTCACTTAACTCATCATAAATCTTGTGCGCAGCTAGTTGTAGGTAGCGCATTTCCGGCGCTATAAACGCTGATGCGAAGATGGCCATTTTCGTTGCGTATTCTTCACTCTGGGTGATAGCATCTTCTAACCGCTCCGCATCTACATCGGTCAAGGTGTACCAATCGGCAGTCATAAGTCACATAAAAGCTACATAGTGGAGTGTTGACAAAAAACGCCAAGAAAATTTCTAAGACCCACATACCCGAAGCGCGATTGTGGGCCTTGGTGCATGGGGTATTTTGGCCGGTTGTGGAATAGGTTACCGCATGTCATCCGAGAGGCCGCGCCGGAGCTGGCTCCGCGCTGGCTCCGCAGCAGACCGGAGCCGTCTACATCTATTTTGAAATGTTCACTCGTAGCTATGCTGTTACAGGCTGTTGATTAAGTGTTGACAAACTACAGATCAGCAACCAAATTCTATTATGCATATATATATGAGTATAAACAACACAACCGGTCCACTGGGCCAAAGGATAGAGAACAATGAAACAACCTAAAATGTATTACACAGCAGGCCAGCACAGCGCCACAGTCAAAAAGGATCCTGAGAATTTCGACGAGTACAAGGTACAATTCTACATTGGCGGAGTTGCTGAAGGTACTGGCTATTTTACGCCAGATCTGGACGACGCACAGGACACAGCCAAGGCAGAATGTGACCGGCTGCATGCACTAGACACAGCCAAACAAGCCACGCCAGCCGGGCGAGTTATAGAGATGGAGCCGCCAAGCTGGGCGAGTGTATTGCAATGGATGAGCGCAGTAATAGACACGCATGCTAAAGTGTCATGGCAGCGTAAAAATGAGAATGGAGTAGTGCCCGCGGAGAGTGTCATGGCAGTACTTAAGGACATGGCCAGCGCAGCGGATGAGGCCGTAAGAATGGCCAAGGAAATTAACAGCCA